GTCCGAACAATTCTTTTCACACCATTCACTTGCTTGTCTTACCCAAGCTACCCAATTTGAGATTCCCGGTGGCACACGCTCAAAATAACATAGATATGGATAGCCATGATAATATTGCTTAATCAATGTAGCAGGATATATCACATCATGGTCATTTTGTAAATTATATTGTTTCCATGATGTGACTCTGTGCTTCTTTAGAAAGCGTTGATTCTTTTTAAGTCTAATGTAGGCTTTGATTCTTCTAAGTAATTTCATTTGTGTTTAAGTAGTAACCACGCATACTTACCTTCGTCTAAAATTTCAAAAGTACCATCAATCTTACCATCACGATGGATCCACATTTTTATTCCATATTGTTCTTGTACATACTTGTCAAATGAATCTGTAAAGCCAGTGTATGACGGTTCATAGTAACCAGTATACTGCTTATCGTATTCTGTTTTAAGAATTCTTAATAAGTGCCAGTAATCATACTTGTTCATCGGTACTCTTTCATAGTGGTTTCTTCATACTCACCTGCGAATGCGATTCTGAATACTTTAGCAGCTTCACTGTGTTCAAATTGTATGATATCATAGTCTAGTGGATAATCCATTTTGCTGTACACTGAACGCCATTCAACATGAAAACGACTGAATGGACCTTTCTCAGGATATCGTTGTGCCCACTCGTACATTTCAGTAGTACAAGGTTTTACTTTGAATCTGTATATAAAGACTGGGCGATTGTTTCCTCCGCCACCGTAAAAGTATTCCATTATGAGAACCTCAGCGAAAACCAAGTAGCATCTCTACTATCTTCAAACTCAATAAACTTTTCTGTTAGATAGCCAGGACTATGATAATATTTGCCCTTGCAGTTCTCTTCCAACCACTGGTTTACTATGTAATCCTTGTAGCTTACTTGCCACTGTGCTCGGATCCCATCTGTAGTGCGACTGTAAACAACCTTATATAGAGTATTCATGACCATTTTAACACAAACCAAGAAAACTTCTTTTCATCAATAACATTGTAACCAACTATCACGTTATGATTTTCTGACAAATGTATTTCTACACCGCATTTAGTTTCTAGAAAATGCAAGTAAGCATCTTCCTTGGTTTTACCAGTGACGACCTTTGCTTCTGGTGGTAATATGATAGGGTTTTTCAGAAATTCATTCTGCCCTTGTCTAGCTACTATCGTTTTTACAAGTTCTAAATCCATCATTTCCACCTCAATAAAAACCATTCATAATCTTGCTTACGTTTAAAGCCAAAGTATCTACCGCGGCTTCTCCAGTTAGAACTTTTAAAATTACTGTAACAGAATCTTTCAGCAGGAATTATTGGATGCCAGCTTTGAAATTCAAACTGATGAGGCCAGTATTTTTCATTAAGTTCTTCCTCAAAATACCATTGTTTTAAATAACTACTAGAAGATAAATTAATTAGTGTAGTCATCGGTTCAACTCAGCCCACATGTTAAGTTTACTTTTCATAATCTTTTCATTCTCTTGTGCTTTATCTCTGTCTCTGTAAGCCTCGTCACGACACCACTCTATTGTCTTAATCTCTTGCTTTATCTCAGCGAAAACTTCCATTACAGTTCTTGCTTGTAGGTTCTTAATTTCATTGTTAGCATCAGATAGTTTGTCATTGAGATATTCAACTTCATTTTCAAGGTGGTTGATATATTGTCCGGGGTGATAGTTAGCACCATTAACTTCACTTCTAAATGTACACCATGTATCATCCATACCAACATCAACTAATCCATCAATGATAGAACCTTGTACTCGTTGCATGTGCGTAGCAAGTCTAACTCGTATAGGGTCATCATCATGCTTGATGATGTAGTCAATTAATTCATTATCTGACAAGTGATTCAAATCCATTATCTATACCTCAATTTCCACCATACATATAATTTAGGATGAATCCAAAACAATCCAGGACGCATTTCAACCCATAGTGATTCGTCATTAGATTCAATCCACTGTTCCATTTCTGGACCTGTCATTATTTCAGTCCAGTCTAAGTAATCAGGGAAGTCTCTTGGATTCATAACCACCTCAACTTAAACCATACATAGTCTTGTTCGTCTGTGAACCAAAATTCTTCATTCATGTAATCCCAACGACCAATGGTATTTTCTCTACACCAATTAGATATTTCAGCCCAGTCACCTTTCCACCACTTATCGGTGCGTTTATACGGGACTTTAAATTTAGCATCTTTTCTGTTCATAACCACCTCAACAAGAACCATTCAGCATCTTTTTTGTCACGAAACTGAAAGTCACCCGTAAAGTATCTTGTGTTGCCGTACCAACGAGGATTGTCGTATTTTTCGTTTCTATGACCGAATGTTTTCATACACCATGTATACGCCTTAGACGAGCTCCAATCTTTAGTTGTGCGCCATTGAACGTCAATATGATATGGTCTTTTGCCTGGCACGTATTTAATTTCAATTTTCACGACCACCTCAACACAAAAAATGTATGACTTTCTTCTTTGTCCCAACGCAAGTACCAACCTTGTGTTTGAGTTTGAATCAACTTACCGCCTAAGGGTTTAAGTTCATAGTTAGCAACAGTAATAGGAGCCCAACCATTCAATCTAGCAGTAACAGAACAAGTGTTCCAAAAGTTTTCAAAGTACTTGGGCCAAGGGTGAGCCCACAGTCTGCCTACAGGAACGATGAATCTTTCTCTAACAAAATAAGGTTCTCTCATAGCCACCTCAAACTAAAATGAATAGCATCTTCTTCTTTGTGAAAGTAGAAGTCCATGTAATCTTCTGTTGGATGTGTTGTATAGTATGTACCAGGAACTCCATAGTGTTCCATAGCCCAGATACAGGCCTCGTCCCAATCACTAATAGTATCGCCCTTCTTCCAGGGTATGCGTACTCTAGTACCCCGCCAGTTTGAGGGTTTCTCTGATTTGTTGTTTAAGATTTTCGTCACGGTGAAACTTCAATGCCCATTGTTCTGGATTTATATAATCATGTATCATTGTAACTTGACTTGGATTTAATGTCTCTAGTAATTGGACACCACTGTCGCTACAATACAACATCCATGGACTTATTTTACCCAAAGTTATACCGTGACATATACGATTTGGGTTAATGTACCGAAATACGTCATTGGGCTGAATACCTTCGATTTCGGCAAGCGTAGTGCAATATTCTACTCCTCGATAGATTGCGTCAAACGCATCTTCGATCCTAAGATACTCACACAAGAACCTAGTGTAAGTTGTATCACTATCCCAGTTATCTATTTTGATTTGATTGGTCAACAACCATTCAACGTATCTAGGAATGTTAAGAACTTTTGAATCTACACAATAACTTCCGAACTTTGCGAATGCAATATAATAAGGGCTATTGATGAATTCTTCATATGTTTTGTTCTTTGTCTTACTCATACTATGCTTAGAGTAAAACTGAACCCATGATTGAAATCCGATTCTATTACCTGCTTGATCCTTATTCAGCCAGCGTGATTTTTTCTCGCATATGTGGCTAACTAGTGTTCGTTCTCTAGCAAACTCTTTCTTGCAAAACTCGCAGGAATGTTTATTCGTTGCCAAGTTCTCTTTCATAGTTTCTAATGTCATCATCGGTTACTGTTTGTGCTAATACGTCAATGTCTGATAATTTTAAATCGGGGAATCTCTTTGCAAGATATGCTTTTTTCTTATGTTCTTCAACAAATGCTTCACTAATCATTTGAATAGATTCACTATCAGCCTTAGAATATATTTTAGTATAGTATTCTTTAACGTCTTTAAGTTTGGGGGTTTCTTTTAGTGTTGCAACTTTACTAGAAAGATGCGGGATCCATTGATGGAACTTTTTACCTAAACCAGGACTAGCCGCACATAACATCATCCATTGTAGTTTAGGATGTTTCTGAACATGCTCGTTGAACAAAAACTTGTTGGCAGCATATTCTGTACTCATAACATAATAACCCTGAACACCACCGTTATCTTTAACACAGCTCATCCAGTGCGTCATCATATAAGGCACAAACTTCTTTTGTTGTTCTTCTGTCATCTTATCTAAGTAGTTGTAATCTTTACGATCCAACGCCGATAATGCCTCGAACAAGTCAAAGTCTTGTTTTTCTAACTTTTCATCTTTTGGTGTTGCTGGTTTCTTCGTTGCCATTAGAATGCCTGATTATAATCTACAATTTCACAGTTACGACTAATCTCTTTAACAAAGTAAACGCATCTAGGTTTCTCTGTATCATCGATTGGTATGCACAAGAACTGTCCGTTCTTTAGTCTCGGGGCGTACCAAGTTACATCATGGTAAATATCTACAATTTCAATATCTAAAAAGCTAGGTCTGAATGAACTTAATGGATTAAACTCAAATGCTTTGAACCCTCTATCATTGATGCTTGTCAATGGTAATGTTTCTAAGTCACCCATTTCAGGTTCACCAATCAATATCTGCCAATCTACTGGCATCTTGATAGTCTTGTCTCCCACTCTAAGCACTAGCGCTGGTGAGTTAAAGCTCTCTAGGAATATTAAAGGAATGTAATGATAGTCTACGTTCTGTGTATTTGAATTGTCTAAAATAGCAAATCTTAAATCATCTACTTCTTCCGGTAATGTCTCTAAATTGTAGTATTGGTTATCTAATGTAAGTATTCTCATAGTTATATTCTATCACTTATAGTTAAGTTTTTCAACATCAAACGGGTAGTTGGCTTCTTTATAGAAACTCTTTCGTTGTGTTAGGTGACGTTTAGCAAATTTACATGAACTGGTAATGTCCCAAATCTGCACAAAGTCTTTGTCCTCTGCTTTACGGATGCCTCGACCTATTGACTGAATAACTCTAACAAACGATTTGCCAGGCTCCAAAAGAACCAAGTTAAAGATACGAGGAATATTAATTCCAACAGCGGCGACCCCGTAAGTCGCAACAATAACCTTGTTAGTAGCAGTCGCAACTTCGTCATATTGTTCCTTTCGTTCTACTAAGTCAGTTCCACCTGATACAAAACTAACTTCGTAATCTAATCTACCTTTAGTGAATGCTTCACTAAGTCTAGTTTGAATCTCTCTTCCGGCAGCTACTCTATCAACTAAAATAAGTGTGTTACCACTCTCTTTAACTTTCTCAAGTAATTGACAGATGGTAGTAAGTCGTTCATCATTTTCTAAAAGATATTTCAATTCACTTTGATAGTTACTAAACTCTACTTTATCTTGTAGTTGAATAATGTTCACGTGACATTGTGCCAATACGCCCTTGTCTTGTAATTCTTTTGCGGATAGTTTATTGATAACAGGTCCCAATGATACCATGATTGCTTTATAATCAAACTCTGACTTTGGAATAGTACCAGTCAGTCCCCAACGAATCGGAATATGAGCCATTACACCTGATAATAGTTCTTTCAACACATCTGCTTTAGCCATATGAACTTCGTCAACAATAACACAGCATACACCTTCTAAGAATTCCCCTATGGTAATTTCTGCTTCATCTGCTTTTGTTTTCTTTAGCATGTTGCCGAGACTTTGCCAGGTACAAATTGTATGTGTCTTACCATAATCTTTACGGTCACCAAAGTATACACCTACATCTAATCCAACGTTAATATAATCACGCTCGGTTTGAGTAACCAAGTCCTTGTTAGGGACAATAACGATACTACGACCATAACCCTCAACACTATAACTCAATGCCGCAGTCATAATTGTCTTGCCTGCTCCTGTAGCAACTTCCTGTAATGACTGTGGGTTCTTCAAAAAACTGTTAATGATATCTAGTTGATAATCACGAATCATAACTGGCTTGCCTGCCATCGGGTGCTTATCAGGCCAGACGTGTGCGGCGAAACTATCTTCTTTGAATTCAGTAAAGTTGAATGTAGTCGAATACTCTCGTAAATCTTCTAAATCAATATCATATCCTGCTTCTGTTAGCAGTGGAAGAATATCGGGTAGCAAGTTTACATAAGTAGAACCTGCTAGACTGAAATAGCTAATCTTACCATTCCAACGCCCAAGACGGACACTTGGTAGATACCTTGCACCTGGCTTCTCATATTCAAACATCTTCATTAATGTTTTTCTGTCGCCAAGTTCTAATCCTTCAATCTTAACATTGACTTCATCTTTAATTATTAGTTTACATTCTCTCATTTTACATTGATTGGTTTATTGTTGCCCAAGTGTATTGTTTTTGCAATCTTACTCTTAGGGTGAAAGTTACCCGAACTCCATAGTGCAGTATTGACTAAGATGGGAAATTCATACTTAGACAAATCGATATCCTCGTGTACATTCTTTGCAATATAGCAGTGGTCGATATTACTCTCTGTTAATAACTTCTTTAATTCTGTCTGATGTGTTGCGTTGACGTTTTTAAAAACCTCTTGAACAACTACAAAATCGCATCCGATATGCTTAACAAAGCGCACTAGTTTTTCGAGGTCTCCTATATGAAAGACCACTCTATCACTAACTGCAAAGTCAACGATTTCTACTGCCTCAGGATCATTGTTTATAGATTCAATTGAATCGTATATAACTTGTTCATCAATATCGATACCTGCGGACTTGATCCTTGCCAGTGAAGAAGGACTTATGTTAAGTGGTATGTTTGCTGTTGCTTCGTCTAGGTATCTGTTGGTAGCCGCTATTACATAATTGCCGTTGACTTTCTTGTATATCGGGTCCCATGTTAAACCTTCATACTCAGCAAATCTATTTATAATTTCAGTGGTGTTGGTGCAATATCTAACCACTTGGTAGTGCTTATCTAGGCAATCAATAAAATGCTTTAACACTACTTCGCAGAGAGGACCACTCCAAATTTTAGTTTCTTTTTCCCATGTAAGATACACCGACGTATTTTTTATGTCTTTGACAAAATCTTTCTTATATGGACTTCTAACTTCGATTGTGTTATCTTTGATTGTACAAAAGGCATCAGTGTATTCTGGTAGACTTTCGATGGGTTCAACACCCCAGGGTAGTTTTATCATTAGGTCTGCATCAAGTTCTTTTTTACGCAATTGCCTTGCATAGCGCAAAATAATTTTGTTTAACAACTCAGCTTGGTTGCTGGTTACGGGATTTTTATCTTTATAATGACTTGATTGAAGGTTAGTTAGGAACTTCTTATCGTAAGTCCCTAGACTTATATTCTGCATCAAGTAATATACTAATTGTTCCTTTGTCGTTGGTTTCACTTTTGACATTCTTCTATTATAATACTTATGATTGATGAAGTCAATGCTAGAGGCAAAAAAAGGGGACCTAAGTCCCCAGAAAGCGTGTGAAATTAATGATATATTGAACCTAGTACTGTCACACCTCGGTTAATCTTGTTGCAGTTTCCGCAATGACGATATTGGTACAACGCTTTACGCTTAGTAGCTAGGAATACATTCTCATGTACGCCTTGTTGTGGGTCGCCCCACATCGTCCAATTGTGTATTCCTAAACGACACCAAACACTTTTCATAAGAGGGACCTCATCCTTTAGAACCCTGAATGTATTTTCTTTTTCATTCATCGCTTCAATTCTTCAAATACTCGTTCACGCTCAGCCAAGAAACATTCAAACGCTGCCTTGATTACGTTGTAGAAGAATGTAAACACTACAAGCCAGAAACCGGATGCTCCGATAAGTTGGACTGTCTCTTTATCTTCAATTAACCAAGCAGATAACAATAA